AACATACAAACATACGAAAATACAAGGAAATACAAATGTCTTTTGCAAATATGAAGAAAAACCGTCAAGCTATAAGTGCTTTAGTTTCAGCGGCTGAACAAAAATCTGGGGGTAAGTCCCGCTCAGATGATAGATTCTGGAAACCCTCAGTTGATAAAGCAGGTAATGGTTATGCCGTTATTCGTTTTTTACCAGTTCCAGATGAAGAAAATGTACCATGGGAACAGTATTGGGATCATGGATTCAAAGGTCCAACTGGTCAATGGTATATTGAAAAATCCCTAAACTCAATTGGTCAGGATGACCCTGCATCAGAATATAATTCTATGCTTTGGAATTCTGTATCTGATGATGATGCCCCAGAACGCAAGCAAGTTCGTAGACAAAAACGCCGTTTGCATTACGTTTCTAATATCATGGTGCTACACGATCCCGCTAATCCTGATAATGATGGTAAGGTTTTCCTATATCAATATGGTAAGAAAATCTTTGATAAGTTAAAGGAAGCTATGAAGCCTACCAACAAATATGAAAAGGTGGAACCAATTAATCCATTTGATTTGTGGGAAGGGGCAAACTTTAAGCTTAGAATTCGTCAAGTAGATGGATATCGTAATTATGATACTTCTGAGTTTGAAAAAGAAACTACTCGGTTGGATGAAGATGAAGCTCTTGAAAAAATCTATGATAAATTGGTAGACATTCGTGAATTTGTCGATCCTGCTAATTATAAAACTTATGATGAATTGAAGGAACGTCTTAATAGAGTTCTTCAATTGGAAGCCACTCTTCCAGCAGGTAACACGGTTCATGATCTAGAGGATTCGATACCAGAACCTTCTATGAAAGAAGCGTCTCCTAAGTTAGATTCAGAGACAGATGAAGATGAAGATAGTTCTACATTTGATTTCTTTTCTAAACTAGCCGCCGAAAGTTAAACCAAGAGGCGGGGCTGTAATGGCCCCGCTCACTTTTTATAAGGATGTAAGAATGACAATTAAAGCAGGTAAAATTTGGGGACAAACAGAATTAATTCACGCCAATGGAGCTTTAGAATTTCACAGGATAGAATTCAAGGCAGGTTATAAATGTTCTGAGCATCTACACCAATTCAAGTGGAATGGTTTTTATGTTGAACAGGGTCAAATGCTCATTCGAGTTTGGCAAACCCAAGACCAAGAAGGATTGGTTGATGAAACAATTCTAAATGCTGGTGAATTTACACAGGTCAAGCCCGGTCTCTACCATCAATTTGAGGGATTAGTGGATGGTGTTGCTTTTGAATTATACTGGTCTGAGTTTAATCACACTGATATTGTAAGACGTACCGTGGGGCAAAACATTGATGTTTGATAAAGAACGTTTTGAAAGTTTAATGCTATGGGCAGGATACTATTGGCGTAGAATAGCCCTAGGAGCCGCTGTAGCGACCCTAGGAGTGATCCTAGCTAATGTTTGGCACTACTGAGGCCCAAGAGTGTTAGTGCTTAATGGATGAACCGTTATGTTGGTCTGGGCAGATTGCATGTTATTGCTAACGGCATTGGTAGGAGCCACGATAATAGATTGCCCTTGTCCCTTCATAGCCAATACAGCATCTACTGCTGTTTGTAATGCTTCTGCCGTATCTGCTGATAACAATTCCACTCTTTTTCTAGATTCAATACCTCGTACTGCAATGTTGGTTCTGGCTTCTGACATGGTTGCATTAGAACCAACCCCAAGATCAAATCCGGGCATAATTACTACTCTAGGAGGTAAGCCTGTCCACCCTTGTAATTTCTCGGGGATAGGAATAGAAAATTCTGGCATAGAAAATCTAAATTTTTCTGCCAACATCAAATGAATTTTATCGCCCATGTTTGCAAAGAATAGACTGATCTTTTCAAATGCTATAGACAAATCGTTAGAAATCTTGGTGATGAAATATTGAAAGGATGATACCACCACATCTTTTAGGGATACAATACCTCCTATCAATCCACTAAAAAAATCTTTTACAGAATTTTTCAGTTCTCCAATCTTTTCAAATCCAGCATCTTTAATTTCATCTAGTTTCTTTGGTATTTCGACTGTGAACCAATCTGTCATTATAGACCATTTTAACTTCAACCATTCGGTAAACAGGGACCATGCTTTTATAATAGCCCCTCTGACCCCATCAGGTCCAAGATCAATACCAATAGCCAGCAATGTTGCAGATATCATATTATCAAAGAATTTTGTAATACCACTACCTAAAGACAAAGCTATGGTTTTCATTCCTTCAAGAAAATCTCCTTCAAATAACAACTTAACACCATCTAAAATTCCAGCTAAAGTGTCAGTAATGTTTACAAGAGTTTTAGACACAAGGTCTTGAAAGGCACCTTTGATATTAGGAACCATTGAAGCCCACATATCTTTGATAAATGTTATAGAAGCTTTCATAGAATCTGTGTTTAAAAAGTTGGTAAACATTTCCTTGATTTCTAACCAAGTTGGTACTATTCGATCATTCCATATAGAACGCATGGATACCAATGCAGCTTTAAAAGTTTCGTTTTCGCCTATGTCTTTAAAGAGGTGCCATGCAGCATATACAACAGCAAACACCAATCCACCCTTTAAAAACAGTTTACCTATTGCTTTTAGGCGGGGTAAAATTGCTGTTATACCGGTAAATATGGAAGTTAAGTATGAAGTTATACCGGTGCCCTTTGTAGCTTCAGTAAAATCATTTCCCATCCCAGAAAAAAATCGTTTAGACCTTCCAAATCTTTTACCACGTTTCGCTTCACTTGTAGTTTCTTCGGTGTGTAATTTTTCCCTCTTTTTCTTTAGGGTGGCACCCTTAAGAAATTTATCTATACTTTTCATGGAGTCTTTGAACCCCGGAACAACAGCATCAGAAATACTTTTTGCCAAATCGTTGATGCCATCTACCTGTTTACCCAACAAGAATAGCATCGAAGCTTGACCCATTAAAACTGCCTCACCATGATCATGCTCATCATTATGAGTTTCACTAGCAAAAGAGTTAGAGTGTTTTAACTCTTTTTTGATATCGGTTAAAAGCTTTGTTGTGCTATTATCTGGCATTTTGCTGCTCTTTTAATTGTTGTTCTTTTAGGTGGTTCAGTAGTAGGGTAGTGTAAACCTCTCTCTCCCAAGGTATCATATTTTCCAATTCAGTTAAAGAATAGTTGTAATGATGCATCAATTGAAAATTGGTCTTATAGAAGTTAACCAACGATTCATGAGAGAGAGTTATTAAAAAAAATCAGTCATTCCTTTTAGGGTTACGGTGTTTTCAGTTTCACATTTGGTACAAGTAAAATTCACGGTGCTTTCTATAGAAGGTATTCCTTCAATGAAAGTTTTGATCTTTAGGTATTGTGCAGAGGTAAATGATTCTAGGAATTCTATTAGCTCCTTTTCATCCACATCTTTAACAGCAATATTTTCATCTTCGGTTTGAATTGAATCAATACATTTAATTACAACTAAAAAGGATTGTTCAACTTCACTTTCTGCCTGTGTGATAGCAGTACTGGTACCAATGTCAGTGAATGAAGGATATTTCATTTTAATAGAAATGGTATCAGTTAAATGTATAATGTTATCTGTCTTTCCAACATCCATTTCTATATCATCAATATTTACCTTAACTTCATTGGATTCTTCACATTCAGAACACTTCAAGGCTATGGCTGGATTTTCACCTACTGACTTGGCTCTAATCTTAACCATGAGATATTCAATATCAAAAGTAGTCAATTTACGTTTATCAATATCTTCACTGATACACGCCACAACCACATCTGCTACTGCGTTTATGATTTGGGTTGAATCTTCTGATTCCATTGCAAGGAGTAAAGTTTTTTCCTCTTTAACAAGGTATGGTCTAAATTTTACCATCTTGTTTATAGACGGTATCAGAACATCATATTTTGGGGTTACGTCTAACTTAGGTAGGGACATTATATGGCTTTCCATTTTGTATATGTTAATGTTACGTTAATATCGATCATTTGATTAGCTTCACCGCTAAAATCAACATTCAATACTTGGATTGGATATGCTTGTAAAAGTTTTACTCCATACACTTCATTTCCATTAATATCTAGCTGATGGATAGTGACGGTTTTTGCATATTCGGTCAGGTATTTCACCCGGTTGTTATCTTTGCTGATAGTGTAATGTTGCCAGTTTTCAAAGTATCGTCTGACCCCATAATCATTTAACCCAACGAAGGATAGATTAACGTCTTCGTTAGCATAACCATAAACTACATGTTGATGAGTTGTACCTATCACACGATCTGTTGTGAGTAGTTGGCGACCCGGCAGCATGGCAGATTTACACAAAATATCCATGGTAGATGCACTAGATTTTTTACCAGAATATATTTCAGGAATGGTTGGTAATGATACTTTATATCTGTTGCCTTTTGCTGGTCCTTGTCCACCAGTAAACTCAGCTTTCATTTTATCTAATGAATAGGTCATATCATTTTCCTTGAGTCTCTGTAAATTGTATTTGCCGAAGCTTTCTGCCAATCAGCAACTGGTAGAAATGTGGCAATTTCCCATTCTGTTGGTTGCACTAATGCAAATCTAGAACGGACATGTTTAGTCAGGTAATGTTTGAAACATGGTTTGAATTCAGCATACCTTTGAGAATTTTTCAGTAGTTCATATGTCAGTTTAAAACGAGTGGTTTGATTATACTTCTTGTTTGTGGTAGTATCCAAAATAGAATCAAGAAATTTAGCCCGAAGCAAAGGAGGAATGTAATGTAGGTTTAATGCATGAAATCCCCCCGGCGCAGGACCAACAATGATCCCCAATGGGAAGGAGTCATAATATGGTAAAGTTTTCTTGTGCTTTGGATCATAGAAATACATGAACATGGAACCTACGATAGTTCTGTTCTTGAGAAGCATTTCTTCTTCTTGCATCAACTGGCTTCTGTTAATTTTACCGTGTCCAAGCCGGTTGGCTTTTTGGCGAAACCATTTGATCGATTCTTTAGATCGTGGGGTAATACCGGCTTTAAAAGCCTCTTTTTCCCATGTGGCGAATAAATTTGACATATCAATCCATAATTGTTTTAACTATTTATACGAAAAGTATTGACTTTGTTTTAAGTTCTGTTAGTATGTAGATAGAAAGAAGGAGAGAGAGATGACATTTCGTGTTTATCAAATCATGATCGATGACGCCAAACACACCGAAGTTAATGAAAAAGGTTGGGATGGAGTTGAGTGGGGTAAATCCTATACGAACTTGACCTTTGGTTCAACCAAAGAAAAGGACCCTTGGATTATGATACTCGCTGGAATTCATCATGATCTTATCCGCCACACCCGCACAATCGAAACCGATGATATAGATGAGGTATTTTCGATTGGTAACGGACATGGGGACCTAAGCCTTCAGACTGTACACGGTCCTGCCAAATCGATTTCGGTTGGAGACATTTTGGTTGATACTGAAACTCATGTGGGCCATATGGTTGATAACTTTGGGTTCATTGGAATATCCCCCCAAAATATTCGTAAAATGGAAACTATAGTAATAAGGAAAGAAAATGGAAAAAATTAACGGCACCTTGATGGCACGGGAAAATCCTGAAACCTTCTATGTTCCTAAACAAGAGGAAAAGGAAGCAGTCACAATTGGAAATCATGTAAAAATTGGTATGAGGAATGAAGATGGTGGGGGGGAACGTTTTTGGATGCTTGTAACCGAAACCGCTTTTCCAACTTTCAAAGGTACCACTGCCAACAATCTTATCCAATTTGATATTGAGTTTGGAACAGAACTGGAATTTAATGAAGAACATATTTTGGATATTCTTGATTAAATGACTTGACTTCATTTCAAATTCTGCTAATATGAGTTTGTAGGGAAGGAGACAAACAACGCCTAATACACCAAATCGAAATTAACCCCTCTAACGTATGAAAGGAAAATATTATGGGTGATAGAGCTACAGTACAACTTGTTGATAATCGGGGAGAATACAGCCCCATTCTTTACGCACACTGGGCCGGGGACCGGGTACCAGACATTCTTAAAACAGCCGCTCCACTAATGAGGGCTGGAGATATATCATATGCCTTTGCCCGAATGGTTGGAGTGTTTCACAATGAAACTGATCCAAAACAAGGGTTGAGCCTTGGGGTGTATGAAGCATCCGGGGTGCAAGGATGTGATGATCAGGGTGATAACGGTCACTTTGAAGTTAATGTTGATACCGGAAATGTGAAACGGTTTGGAGGTTATACTGGTGATATGGGTGATCTTACCCTAGGACGGTTCTAAATCATTTCTTAATCTTCTAGGGGAAGGGCTTCGTGGTTTGAAGCCCTTCTTTTTCTAACCAATATGCGGTCATTTCTTCTTTGAATATGGTTTAAGTTTCTTTGGGAACGGTTTGAAGCCCTTCTTTTTCTTTGGTAACAGCCCCATTTGTTCTAGTCTATGTTCAGTCCAAATTTCAAAGGACCAATCTCTTTCTTTAGCATATTTTTTTGCAGCTTTCCATTTGTTTTGATTTTTGATGTATGTCAGACTTTCGGTCAGATATTTCTTGGTCTTGCGACCCGGATATTCTGGCTTTTGTGTTTGGTGGGCAGGTTTGACTTCAACTAAAACTGTCTTTCCAGATTCATATACAATTTTCAAATCCATGAAGTATCGATGATATCGTTTATCCACATCATACAAATA